GTATATATAAGACCATACACATATTCTTCTACCACATTTGCTGTTGGTGATGCAGGAAAAACAATATACTTTGACGCAGCAATGGTAGAAGAATCTTCTTCAGCATTAGAATATTTTGATGGTTCGCTTAATCAAACATATACAACAATTTCTGCAGATTCCTATGGATACGCTAATTATGATGGATACTATGTTGTAAAAAATGGAAAACTTACTGCATCTAATACAGGTATGCCAATGGTATACGGAGCACAAAATGCAACATCATGTTTCTATACAGATTCTGGAGACCCATCAGTAATTTTGCCAGGCGTAGGATTTTTACACGCAAATGGAAATGGAAACTCACTATCACTTGAAGCGTGGCTAAGAATTAACTCAACAGCAACAACAGAAAAAAGAATTATTGGACCAATTGGCTCAACAGATGGACTGTATGTAAATGGTCCATTCCTAATGTTAAGAGTTGACACAAATTATGGATTGCATTACATTGGTGAGTGGGGCAGACCAATGCTTGTAAACATTAATATTTTTGACAATGGTGCAAATCTTCTTGTAAATGGAGAAGTTGCAATATCACTAGATTTTGATAAAGATGATATTAGTTTTGAAACAGATGATACAAAAGACTTTATTGGTTTTTATGCACACAGTGATGTTACAAGAATTGATATAGATTGTGTTGGTATTTATCCATATGTAGTTCCAAAAGAAGTCGCTAAAAAACGGTATATCTATGGACAAGGTGTTCAGTTTCCAGAAGAGTTAAATAAAGCATATAACGGAGAATCGTTTATTGCTGATTACTCGTTTGCAAACTATTCAAACAATTCTGTTTATCCAACAACATTTAGTTGGTCAGAAGCATTTGTAGAAAACTTGCAGGTAGTGAACAAGACACTAACCTTACCACAATATACAAAGCCAACAATTTATTTTGAGGGTTCTACTGAAGCAGCACTACTTTCATCACTATATACAGATAATCTTGCTGCACCATCTAGACCAAAAAACTTTTTTCAGTTTTCTGGAGATGAAGGATATTTTCTATTTGAAAAACTAAATCAAATATTGTCAAAAACTTCATCACTATACGGAGTATTTAGAAGAACAGAGTCAACTACAACAGAGCAGGTATTATTAAAAGTAATTGATACAATTTCTGGAGATTATCTAAAAGCAAGATTAGAAAGTTCACAAGTTATTTATTCATTTTACTCTGGTGGCTCAGAAGTCTGGACATCAACCATGTCGCCTACAATTTCAGTAGGAGAAGATTTTGTTTGTGGTTTTAGTTTTAAACAAATGACAGAAAACAACAACATTGAAGGTCTTGCAAGATTTTTATCAAACGCTGAAAACCTAAAGGTTTTTGTTGGTGGTGGAAATACAACTGAAACAGATGGAAAGATTTCGTACCAGCACACATTTGACGGATATGTTTATTCCGTAGGATTTTCTAGTGCTAGAAACTACGATAAGATAAGTTCATATTTTGATACAGATACTGGTGTTATTGAAAATGTTGACACCACTGCAACAGTAGACGCATTAATGGACCACTATGCTACATACACCCTTATTGCAAAAATTATTGCAGAACAGTTAGTAGTAGATATCGCTATTGATGGATATTGGCAAGACTATATTCCATTGTCTAGTTTGTCGAAGTATATTATAGATGAAACTGGAGCACAAGAGTATGCTATTAACTATATTCAGTTTAATATTGACTATCCAAAATCAGTAGACACTACGAATGCTATAGTAAAGTCGTATGTAAGTTTTCAAACAATTTCTTCTGGGGCAAACTCAATTCCAGCAACAAAAGTTACGATACCATCAGACAATGCAGTTGTTGCAGACTCAGTTGACTGGGAAACAGAAATGTACGAGCTTGTGTCTGGAGATGTAGTTTATCCACCATCTGGAGTTGACACACAAACATTAGCACTAGACATTCATTTAGAGTTTCAGGTAGATGGAATATTCTCCAATCCAGTATTTATTAGAGAAATGCAGATAGCATCAAAAGCGTTAAATGCAACAGAAAATGCAATAGATTCAAAATTTGGAACAAGCCTGTATCCATATGCTTTAGATGGTTCAGAATTTGACTATATGGCAGATAATCCTGTATCAGTTTATAAAGGCAAGCTACCATACTTATATTTGTCAGAACATTCTGGCATTGGGTTAGTTGGTACAGCAACTGCTGGAACAAGAGGAATTTATGTAAAAGTAAATAAAACAAATGACTCATATTATAAAGTAAGTTCAATGAACATGGTTATGAAATACCCAGGAACGGCATTTCCAGCAACAAAAACAGAAATGTTTAGTATTACAGATAGTATCCCAAACACAATTTCATTCTATATTGAAGCAACCAATACTGCTGGAACAAGAGGGCAGATAACAATAGAAAAAGATGGGAACCCATATTATGAGGCAATTATATTTATTAATGGTAAGAGAACTAGTCATTCAGAAATTAATATTAACCAGTGGAATAGTATTGGAGTTTCATTTACAACAATTCTAGATTTTGATTCATATGATGAAGGCAAAATTAAAATACTTGACAAAATAATGCTAAACTCAATTTCATTTTTCCAAGTATCTCAAGAAGAGTCTAATCAGTCAATTTCAACTTTAACATGGAACGAAGTTTCAGCAGATACATGGAACGACTGGTATACAACTGCAACAGACTGGTATGATGTGCTTATTACTGAAGCACCACCAAGAATATATGGAATTCCACCAACAGACATTTTTGAAATTTATTCTGGTACTCATAAGATTATTCCAGATTCTAATAATACAGCAGCACTAACGTTCTCGGCAGAAGGATATCGTGCATATTTGAACTATACACCGTTAACTTATACTATCATTCCTGCATAATGTGGTATACTAGTGGTTATGAAACAAGAAAAACTAGACCCAGTTGAGCAAGCCCTGAGCAAAGCTCGTATCCAAGTAATTGAAAAGCACTATGATTGGGGGCTTTATGTTTGGATTCGTGAGAATGGAAAGCCATTTACCGACGACGATGGCAATATTCTAAACATCCCATCAAAGAAAAATGACGAATCTCAGATTGCAAAACTTAAAGATGCTGCAACATATTACGGAGAACCTAATGGTCACCCAATTTTTTACCCTGGTCTTGGAAGAATCACAGACGAGGAACACAGCGAGCAAATTGACAGAATGAAGCAAGGTCTTATTCCTAACCTTAATGACCTAGGTGCTGTTCACGCTGCCAAGCAGACAATCGCACTTTATGGAGATGAAGAGTAATGGAAGAATACATTATTGGAGCATCCTTGCCAGAAATTGAGCAAGAAGAGGATGCCTTTAAAAAGCAGGACCCATTTGTAAAGTCATGGGATGACCTAAAGGGTCTTAACGGTCTTGACATTAACTTTAAAAGACGCTCTGCTAGACAGATATCAAAGGTAGATGTAAACGGAGACGCTTATCTTGACAGTGCTATGGCTGTTAGTGCAGGTATTGGTGGAGCAAAATCAAAAGAACTTAATCCTGGCAAAGTATACAAAAATGGATATGGTTTATTTGATGTAATTACTCCGCCATGGAACTTATATGAACTTGCAAACTACTACGACACATCATTTGCTAATCACGCTGCTATTGACGCAAAGGTTGAAAACATTGTTGGTCTTGGTTATGACTTCCACACAACAGATAGAACATCAATGCGTTTAGAAATGATGGATGATGAGGCAGCAATCAAACGTGCTAGAAGTCGAATCGAACGTGCCAAGGTAGAGTTAAAAGATTGGCTAGAATCTCTAAATGATGAAGATTCATTTACACACACTATGATGAAGATTTATACAGACCTTCAGGCAACTGGTAATGGATACATGGAAATTGGTAGAACGGTTACTGGAGAAATTGGCTACGTTGGTCACATTCCTACAACCACAATGCGTGTCCGTAGACTGAAGGATGGATACGTTCAGATTATTGGAGAGAAGGTTGTTTACTTCCGTAACTTTGGTGCAAAGAACCCAAACCCAATCACCTCTGACCAGAGACCAAACGAGATTATTCACTTTAAAGAATACTCACCACTAAACACTTATTATGGTGTGCCAGACATTATCTCAGCAATTACAGCATTGCAGGGAGACCAGCTAGCATCACAATACAACATTGACTACTTTGGCAACAAGGCTGTGCCACGCTATGTTGTAACCCTAAAGGGTGCAAAGCTATCGTCAGATGCAGAAGACAAGATGTTTAGATTCTTGCAGACTAGCCTAAAGGGTCAGTCACACAGAACTTTGTATATCCCACTTCCAGGAGACTCAGATACCAACAAGGTTGAGTTCAAGATGGAACCAATTGAAAATGGCGTACAGGAGGCATCATTCAATGATTACAGAGTCCGTAACCGTGACGATATCTTGGTTGCTCATCAAGTTCCACTCTCCAAGATTGGTGGCGGTGATGCAGCATCTATTGCAGCTGCCCTAGCACAAGACCGTACTTTTAAAGAGCAGGTGGCAAGACCAGCACAACGTAACATTGAAAAACTTATCAATAGAATTATCAAAGAAAAAACCGACATTCTTGAACTCAAATTTAACGAACTTACTCTGACAGACGAGATTGCTCAGTCACAAATTCT